CCACCACCTGAACCGCCTGCTGCACCAGCAGTTGGACTAGAACCACCACCACCTCCACCGCCAGCTGATGTTTTACCTAAACCACTTGACACACCTCCACTTCCACCTTGTGCTGTACCAGAGCTTCTGCCTGCTCCACCTGCTCCTACTACAATAGGGTAAGTTTGTGCTGAAACTGGTGTTGAAGTTGCAAGTGCTAATGGACTTGCTGTGTAAGGTCCTGATACTGCTGGTGTGTATGTTTCTCTATAACCACCTGCTCCACCTGCTCCACCTCTATCTTGTCCACCACCTGCTCCACCTGCTATTATTACACTATCTACTTTAGCTATTGATGCACAAGATGCTGTGCAAACAACAAAATTTCCTGGTCCTGTAAATGTTGCTATTTTAAAATTTCCACAATCTGGAGCTGTTGCTAAAGTATTTCCACTTCCTGAAACTGATGCAGTTATATATGCAAGTTCTCCACTAATTCTTGTAGTTGAGTTACTTGTGCTAACCCAACCTTCTGTTGAATCTATAAAAACAAAAACTGCTGTCTGACCAGGATCTGTTAAAATTGCGTTTTCATTTACTCCACCAATTTTATCTGTTCCATTTGGATCAATAGTTATTTTAAGTGTTGATGAAAAACTTTCGTTATAATCTGAAATAGCTACAATCGCTCCAGCAGAACCTGCTGGTAAATTTACTGTAAATGTACCACCTGCTGTGTTACAAAAATAACCTTCTCCATTTACTGCTGTAAAAGTTGAAGTTTTAATTGATCCTGTCTGCCAATTAACTGTTCCTGTTCTACCGAATCCTGTTTGACTAGCACCTGAACCTAAAGTTACTGTATCACCAGATTCACCTAGTGTTAAAGTAGTTCCACATTGTGGTGCAACTGTGTTTACTTCTATTTTAGACAATGACTAATACTCCCGTTACTGTGATTGTTCCAGGTATAGTAATAGGTCCTGCAAGAACAGCGTTCTCAACAGTTTGCGTACCATCTATAGTGGCTGCTTGATTCTTTATAAATTCATCAGGAGAAGTTTGTCCTCCGATGTATTGGATCCCATTTATTATTGCCGTCATAATTCCTCCTAAGAACTAATTGTATCAATATACGAAAGAACCACGTCCAAACTACTACTTGCACTTGAAACTGCTTCTAACGTGTTACCACTCTCTAAAACAATTTTAGCGCCACCTTGAATTAATTCAATAGCGCTGTTTGGTGGAACACTAACTCCTTTTGCTAAAAAGAAATCAGCTCCGCCTTTTGCAATTTTAATATCAATTGCAATTGTTGAAGTTGTAATATTACAACATCTAATACCAATAACTGCATCGTAGTTTCCACCCGCTAACAATGTAGTATCACCTGTTCCAATTGTTCTAACTAATACATTTCTAAAATCTTGTGCCATATTTTTTTCCTATCTATAGTGCCACTGCCATTGCTAATGCAAAGCCAGCTGACGCTGCTCCTATTGGGTTACCTGATGCATCTAGATAAACCGATTTACTTGCTGGTAAAGTACAAAATACATCTTTTGTGCCTCCAGAAAAGTTAACAGCAGAATCTGAATTAGAACTAGAGAGAACTTCAGTTCTAGTTAAGTTAGCACTTGATCCATCTAATGTACCACGTCCTACCTCAAACTCACTTGTACCTTGATTAAAGATACAATAATAAGTTGTATTGCTGTTTCCTATTCCTTGTGCAAAAGTTTCAAAACCAGTTACTGCTGCTCCAAGTGCCATTGCACCTGTACCAGTAGTTGTGCTTGTTACTTTTACTCTATCGTTTATTACTAACGCCATAAATTTTTTCCTTAAGCCATACTTATAATTGCATTTGCCGGTGTCGATGGATTAGGGAAGGCAATTGTAAACGTACCATTAGTAGCCGTTTTTGTTCCTCCAAAATCTAATACAACACATAATTTATCTGATTTTGAATCATTATAAATAGCTGCTCCTGCTGCACCAAATGTAGCACTAGTTATCGATGAATCAGCAAAGTCAATAGACGCTACTGCAGTACCTGAAGCAACCGCTTGTGAAGCTAAAACTTTTCCAGCTGTTGTATAACCAGAACCACCTCCAGAACTTACTTCATTTGCAGTAAGATAAGTTGTGCTTGATGTGCTATATGAAGATAGACTTGTGTACAATGCTATTTTAAATGAGTCTCCGCCGTTTGCAAAATTATGTGTTCCCGAAAAGAGTTCTCCTCTAAATGCGAACGGTATTATATTTGCCATATTATTTTCTCCTTATTTATTTATTTATTACTTGATGGATTTTTAGATTCTAAAACGACACGAATAACTCCATCCTGATATTCGTCTCGGCGTCTTCGACCTGATTGTTCGATCGCATACGATAGTAAAGCTTTTTCATAAGCTTGTGAATAGTATTGTAACATATCTACGGGACCTTTCAAGTACCCATATGCATTTACTAAAGAAGCGTACAAAATCAAATCTTGATATTTATTTGATAAAAAGGTTCCAGTTCCACTAACCGAAGCATTTGTTAAACTAACTGGCTCCTTATTATAGGCTAAAGTGATACTATATGTTCTATCAGGAGTAGGTGCTACTACCCAAAATTCTTCGTCCCAATTAGCATAATATTTAGGTATATCAACAGAACTTGTTCCTGGATCTGCATAATATTCGGCCATAAAACTTGTATCTCTTTGCTCTAAATAGAATTGTTCTCCATCAGAATTAGTAAGTTGAGCATATCTAATTAATCTTAAATCTCCAGGTATAGTTACATATCGGTTACCTATAATTAAACTTGATGTTGCATAATGTCTATCTTGATCCGAATCAACTTCTCTATAAATTTTATTTTCTGCGTTTTGAATAAATCTATTTACAACAGAATCTGTAAAAACATTACTTCCTACTTCTGTGTATCCTCTAATATCTGTTTGTAAATCTGTTAAAGTGTATGCCATTATCCGTTTACTACCTCAAGTGTTACTGGTCCTGCCGAACAGTTATTAAAACCACCTTGTACACTACCTGTTGTTGCATTACTAGTGCTTGTTATATAAAAATAATTTATTGGATTAGTTAAAGGATCTGATGTAGTTGCTCCTGTAACATTTCCTGATGAATCTATTTGACCTAAAGCAATTGTAAAACCATTAGCATTATTTAAATCACTTACATTATCAAAAGTTGGAATATTTGCGTAAGCTTGTAAATTTCTAGCATCAGCTCCACCTGATCCTGCAGAAGTTACTTGTGGTGCTCCTCTAAATCTTACAATGTCTCCAGCTTTTCTTTGATGATCTTCTGAATAAACATTTACATAAGTTGCTCCTCCATATTTGATACTTGTAAAAGGATTGGGATCTAACAAAATTAAACTTGCAACTGAAGCTGATTGTGGTCTTGGATTATACAAAGCTATTGGATCTGAACCAACAGGTTTTGGACTAATTTGTGGTTGCTTAGATTCAAACTCTGAATAATGAACTAAAGAACCATTCCATTCTCTAACCATTTCAGAATAAGGAAATCTCATTCCTGATCTATCAGAAATAGCATAAGCATATTTTCCGGCAGCGTAACTACCCATTATACTCCATCCCCATAAAATGTTTGTGGTGATATGAAACTAGATGTACCTTGATTGTCTGCATCAAGTGCTCTTAACATTTCACTTTCATAAATTCTCTCTAACTCTTGCGTTCTTTCAGGGGAAACTTTCATACTTAAATAGTATGCAAGTCCTGACATCATACAAGGATAAAATCTATTTACAACATCTGCTGTATTAGAATAGCCACCAACATCTTGTATCTTTGCTAAATAATAAAAACAAAATTGAAAACTACTTGGTGTTGATGTACTTGATACACTTGAACTTGGTGTTGTATATAAAAAAATACTTGGATTTAATTTTCTCTCTACATAATATTGTGAAGGAGTTCCTTTAGTTAATTTATTTGCCGTTTGTGAATATGCAGATCTATCTATTTTTGTAAGTGCTACATCTTGCGGTGCTGTTGGTGTTGAATTATTTCTATAATACGCTTCTAATACAGTACTAATATCTTGTGGAAAATTAGTTGAATCACTTGCAAAACTATATTCAGCTTGACCTTCTATTAATGGTACTTTTGCTAATTTTACTTTCCATAAATGTACACCTCTATTACCCCATTCTTGAAAAAGAATATTTAATGATCGTCTTGCAGATCTTAATTGATAACCTGTTCTTGTTCCTAATACTCCTGTTCTTTCATAAGCTTCCTCAATAATATCATCCATTTGAGGATCAAATTCAGTAGTGCCAGAAGTAGGTGCAATTGTTTGAGCAGCATTACCCATACCACTATGAACTGTACAATAATAAAATAATACAGGAGCGCCAGTAGTTCTAACTGGTGCAACATTAATTGTTGTATTTGATCCAGCTTGACCAGGAACGCCAGCAGTAGTTACACCTGTTGTATAAGGTGCTGCTGGTGAATTATTTGGATTTGTAGAAAATGCAAAATAGTGTGTATTATTACTACTATTAGAAGTATCAAAAATATATTTATTACCTTCTTGTAAATAAAGTACAGGAGCTAACTCTCCGTTAATATACCATCTATTACCGGTACCATATTGAGTAGTCCCCGTTGCTACGGTGACTGTGTAAGTAATTGTAGCCACAAGTTGCTCCTATTAGCCGCCAGTTATTGTTAAAGTAACACTTCCACCCGCACCTGCTAAATTATAAACAATTCCTGTATCAAAAAGAATTCCAGAACCTGGAACATAAACTTCTAGTCCTTCTGTTCCGAAATTATAAGTTGCTACTAAATTACCTGCTCCAGCTGCGCCTGCAGTTGCTACATTATGTAATTTTAAAGTAGAACCTGCTATTCCTTTTCCTTGAATAGAAGTAATTCTAGCTCTACCTAGTCTACCTAAAGCATCGGCACCTATTGTTGCTAATAAAACGGTTGTTTGATCACTTGAGTATGATGACATAATTTTTTCCTTTTTATTTTGTACTATGCTCCCGAAGGAGCATAGATTAATTTAGTTACTACGCAGTAATATTAATATTTTGTGCGTACATAATAGTAAATGTTCCAGCGCCTGCTGATGCATCATTGTTAGCTCCATTATAAATGAAAGCTACTTGCACATCAGATGTTCCAACGTCTAGCCAAGTTGCACAAAGTGCTGCTGCTCCTAATGCAAGAGAACCTGTTGCGCTAATATTAGCATCATTAACATAAAGATCAGAGTTACCTACAACTCCAATATCAAGTAAATCTGCACCACTATCATTAAATGCTGTTTCAACATTAATTTTAATATCTATTATTTGAGAGTTTGCTGGGATTACAGCAGTAGTATTTACGTCTGCTCCTTCATCTCCAAAAGCAAATTGAACTTGTTGAGACATAACAACAAAACCTGTGTTTTGCATGTTAGTTCCAGCTGTAGTGCCTGTTGTGTTTCTTATCGTTCCTGCTTTTATAGGACCCGAAAATGTAGTTGTTGCCATGTTATATTCCTCCTAGAATACATAAATATAGTCCTCTAGGGATGTCGACTATACGCGTCTATATTTATTTTTATTATTGTTTATGTATAGTGATTAAAATATATATGATTTTTGATTAGAGTGCAAGAGATTGCATAGTGAATGTTCGTTTTTCAAAATAGTAGCTTTTTACTAAGTAGCTACGGAAACTTGTGGTGCAGCGTCTTCCACTTTACTAACATGGTGTGCTAGTTCAGCTTCTTTTGTCTTAATATCAGCAATTACTTGTCTGACTTTATGATCTATCTTGACCATATCAAGAGTATATCTACCCTCGTTAAGATGCTCCTGCTCCCAGTTCAATTCCAGTGACCTCTTCGCTTTGTAAAGGTCTTGTAATTGTTCCATCTTGGACCTCCTCATAAGTTATCCATTTTATAGACTGACTTGTAAATCCGTCTTTTTCCCATCTTACACTTTTTTCTCCTAGCTTGTCAACTATAGAATTTTCTATAGCTTCAGCAGTATCTTCACACAAAAGATCTAATCTTGCATGGTATCCATACGCTCTAATGTTAACTAAGAATTTTTTCATGATTTCTACTTTCTTATAGCATAAAAAAAAGGGGCCCGAAAGCCCCTTTTAAATTTAATTACTTAACGATTATAACGCGCCTGAACCGAAAGCACCTCTAGGGTCAGAAAATCCGAAGACATATCTTTCTCTAGCTTTGTATCTTACGTTTCCAGTATCAAAGTCACCTTCCATAGTCGTTTTGATAGGTGATCTGTTGAAATGCTTAAGACCATTAGGTACATCAGTTTTAATGAACCATCTTCTTGCATTAGTTAAGTAATGGTTAAGAGTGTACCCTTGAGGTATCATTCCCATATTCTTAATTGCATTGATGTCATTATCTGCTGTTCCCGTTTGACCTTGCGAGTTCATCAGTCTGTCAGCTGTAAATTGAAGAGCTGAAGGAATTACTAATTTCATTCCTCTTGCTGCGATCAATAGACCTCTTTCATCTGTCATTGCAGCGATATCAATTAATGATTGCTCCAATGATGTTTCGTTAAGATCAGATGCAGTTGCCAACATATTACTGAAAGTTCCAGATAATGTTGGGTGTGCATTTGAAAATAACGGTTGACCATCGCCACCAGCAAAAGCTGCAAGGAATCCATTATTTAGAACTCCAGCGCCTTTTACTTGTTTAGTGTTTGCCATAGATCTTGCTAAAGCTTTTGTATATCTAGACGCAAGTCTGTCATACAAGTTATCTTCGATAGCTTCTTCTGTGATTGCAAACGCTAATGCGATTGTCTCGTTAGTGTATCTAGCAGTGAATGTTTCTTGTGCATCGTCGAACTGAATGCCTTGGCCTTCAGGTTTAACTGCTGCATTTCCGAAACCAGATAACATTACTTCTTCTTCGAAAGCTCTGTCTGATGATTCCGTATCGAAAATTTCCGCTGCTTCGTTTACGTATTGTTTATATTCAAGTCCAAATAATGCATTTAGACCTGGCTCTAGTTCTTTAACTAGTTGTGCTCTTGATATTGCCATTGTTTATATACTCCTATTTGGGTTATGCTTGATATTGGTTAGCTTGAGGATTGTATGACACAACAACGTCTGCACCAGCGACTAAAAAGTCATTCTGATTTACAACATTTGCTGATCTTACAATTTTCCACATATAGTTAGCTAGACCTGCTGCACCTGGTATATCTAATGTAGAATCAGATTGACCATCTACACCTACTCCAACGTTATTTA